GACGAGTACGGCGACTTCCGGCCGTCGGTCTGGGGCAACGTCATCCGCCCGACGCTCAGCGATCGGCAGGGCTGGGCGGTGATCGGCGGCACGCCAAAGGGCCGCAACCAGTTCCATGAGGTCGTCGAGGCCGCGCATCGCAGCCCTGACTGGTTCTTCTTGCGCCTGCGGGCCAGCGAAAGCGGCATCCTGCCCGCGGTCGAGCTGCACGCGCTCCGCGCCCAGCTGACGCAGGACCAGTACGACCAGGAGTACGAGTGCAGCTTCGACGCGGCGATCTTGGGCGCGTTCTTCGGCGTCGAGATGCGCGAGGCGCTCGACGCTGGCCGCATCGCGACCGTGCCGCATGACCCTGCGCTGCCGGTCTACACGGGCTGGGACATCGGCTGGCGCGACGACACGGCCATCTGGTTCTGGCAGGTCGCGGGCGGCGAGATTCACGTCATCGACCACCATGCCAGCAGCGGCTCGACCGTTGCTGACCTCGCGGAGATCGTCGCCGGGCGGCCCTACAGGTACGGAAAGCACTACTTGCCGCACGACGCCCGTGCGAAGACGCTGGCGAGCGGAGGCCGCAGCGTGGTCGAGCAGCTCGCGGCGCTCCTCGGCGGCATCGGCATGTTCAACATCGTGCCCGACTTAGGCGTCCAGGACGGCATCCAGGCCGTGCGCCTCATGCTGCCGCGCGTCTGGTTCGACGCCGAGCGGTGCCACGACGGCATCGAGGCGCTGCGCCAGTATCAGCGCGAATACGACGAGGACAAGCGCGCCTTCCGCGCCGCGCCGCGCCACGACTGGACGAGCCACAGCGCCGATGCGTTTCGCATGATGGCGGTAGCGTGGCGCGAAGAGCCGCGCGTCGAGGCCCCGCGCGCGGACCGACCGCTATTGGCAGGGCCGTCCAACTCCGCTACCCTCAACGACATGTGGGCCGCGGCCGCGGCCCGATCTCGGAGCGCGCGAATATGAGCGAGTCGACCGAGGTTTCTGTCCTGAGGAGGCCCAGATGGCCGGTGTGAACAATCCCTATCGGTACGCCTACGAGGCCGTCGCCGCCTCGCAAACGGATCAGGCGCTCGGCGCGACCGGCGCGACCGGCGACTACCTGCACCGCCTGCTGATTTCCGTCACCACGGCCTCGACCGCCTCGGTCACGCTGAAGGACGGCTCAACGACCATCTTCACGACGCCCTCGGCAACGCCGGTCGGCGTCTACAGCATCGAGGTCAACGCGGTGTCGCGAAACGGCGCGTGGACGGTGACTACAGGATCGAACGTCACCGCGGTCGGCGTCGGTATTTTCGCGTGACGCCATGAATCGCAAACCCGGCCTCTACGCCAACATCCTCGCCAAGCAGGAACGCATAAAGGCGGGCTCTGGCGAAAAGATGAAGCGCCCTGGCGAGAAGGGCCGGCCCACCGCGGCGGACTTCAAGCAGGCGGCCAAGACCGCCAAGCCGGAGAACAAGCGATGAGCGCAGCGTGGCAGCGGAAAGAGGGAAAGAACCCAGCTGGCGGCCTCAATGCCAAGGGCCGCGCTAGCTACAAGGCCCAGACCGGCGGCACGCTCAAGCCGCCCGTGAAGAGCGGCGACAACCCGCGCCGCGCCAGCTTCCTCGCGCGCATGGGCAACATGCCCGGCCCGATGGAAAAGAACGGCAAGCCCACCCGCCTCGCGCTTGCGCTGCGCGCATGGGGCGCCTCTTCAAAGGCCGACGCGAAGGCCAAGGCCCGCGCCATCAGCGCGCGCAACAAGGAGTAGCACCATGGCGATGACGCGCGAGCAGATGGACGAGTTCGACCGCATCATGATGGGCATGCCGGCGCGGCAAGCGGGCAATGCGCCCGTTCGCGCCATGACGCCGACACTGGAGTCGATGGACCCGATGCTTCGACCAGAGGGCACCGCCGGCGGCCCCATCGCCAGCTACAGCCTCGACGACATCCGTCGTTTTCTCGGCATGGGCGGCCGCCCCGCTATGTCGCCCGCCGAGGCAGCCGACGCCGCGCAGATGTACGAGCGCCTGCCCAACGACCGCCTGATGCCGACGCCGCCGGGCGACTACGACGCGCCCTCGCCGTCGATTCCGTACATGCCCTCGATTGATCCGAGTGGCGCCGCGGCCCCGATCCCGCCGCCGCCGCGCCCCGCCGCACCGCCGCGCCCGCGCCTTCCGGTGATGCGGGGCCTGCCGACGAACGAGAGCGGGTTCGTGCCCGCGCGCCCCGATACCCTCGGCGGCGTATCGCCGGCAGACATGGCCGCAATGGGGCAGGTCGCGCCGCCTATTAATCCGCCTGCAGCAGATCCGATTGGAGTGCCGCGCCCGATGATCGCGCCCGGCACGATGGTTCCCGGCACACTGCCCGGCGAAGCGTCGAACATCGCGCCTCGCCTCAACGCCGAGCAACTTGCTCGCGCGCTGCGGAGATATGGCCGCATGCAAATGGATCCGGAGAGCTTCGCGGCTCGATATGCTCGGACGATGCGGTAACGTGATCACCATCGCCACCGTCCTGCGCTCCGGCGGCGAATACCGCCCCGAGCATGTCCGCGCCGTGTCCGACATGTGCGCGCGCTTTGCGCCGGCACACCGCTTCGTGGTCCTGACCGACACCTGCTTCGCGTTCGCCGAGGATGACGGCATGGACATCGAGGCCCGTCCGCTGCGTCGCGACTGGCCCGGCTGGTGGGCGAAGATGGAGCTGTTCGAGCTGCCCGGCCCGGTCCTGTACTTCGACCTAGACACCGTGATCTGCCGCGACATCACCCCGCTGATCGAGCTGGTGCGCCACGACGCATTCGTGATCCTGCGCGACTTCTACCGCGGACGCAGCAACCGCAACGCCATGCAGTCGTCGATGATGTGGTGGGATGGCGACCTTTCGAGGCTGACTGCGAAGTTCGAGGCCGAGCCGCGCTTCTACCTCGGCGGCGACCAGGAATGGCTGGAGCAGCATTACACCGGCGAGTTCGCGTTCTGGCAGGACGTCGCGCCGCGCGCTATCGGCAGCTTCAAGGCCAGCCCGCGCACCAAGAACGAGCGCGTCATCATCTTCCACGGCCAGCCGCGCCCGTGGCAGCAGACCGAGGTGCCGTACCATGCAGCGGCGTGAGGGTTGGCACGTTCCCGACGAGGATCAGGTCGCGCTGGAGATCATCCTGCGCGAGGTCGACGACCTGCGGACCGACATCCTGCCGCGCACCGACGGCCGCCGCACCGCAATCCAGGCCGGAGGTAACGTCGGCATATGGCCGGTCGCCCTCGCCGGCGAGTTCCAGCGCGTCTTCACCGCCGAGCCGGACACCGAGAACCACGCAGCGCTGCTGATGAACCTCGCGGAGCAGCTGACGCCCGAGGATCGAGCTCGGGTGCTGGTCGAGCGCGCTGCGTTCGGCAACGCCAGCGGCACCGGAGCGATGGACCGCTTCGACCGACACAACATCGGCGCGCACCGGGTCAAGGAAGGCAGTGAGTTCCCGATCATCCGCATCGACGATCTCGCGATCAACGACTGCGACCTGCTCTGCCTCGACGTCGAGGGCTTCGAGCATTTCGCGGTGCAGGGCGCCGAGCGCACCATCAAGGCGTCGTGGCCGACAATCGTGCTGGAGCTCAAGGGCCTAGGCGAGCGCTACGGCGTGACCGACGTCGACACGATCACCATGCTGGCGGATTGGGGCTACATGATCGCCGGGCATGTCCATCGCGACGTCATCTTCCGCAGGAGGCCGTGATGGCCGACGCCCAGCCGACCGGAGTGCAGAAGTACCTGCAGGCGATCTCGACCTATGAGAAGGAGTTCGAGCGCTGGCAGAAACGCGCGACGAAGATCATCAAGCGCTACCGCGACGACATGCGCACGCAATCCGGCAACGAGACGGTCAAGTTCAACATCCTGTGGAGCAACGTCCAGACGCTGATCCCGGCGGTCTATGCCAAGCTGCCGAAGGCGAGCGCGTCGCGCCGCTTCGGCGACAACGACCAGGTCGGCCGCGTGGCCGCGGAGTTGGTCGAGCGCGCCCTCGACTACGAGATCGAGCACTATCCCGACTTCCGTGCCACGATGCGCTACGCCGTCGAGGACCGCTTCCTCGGCGGCCGCGGCGTCGCGTGGGTGCGCTACGAGCCGCATGTGCGCGCGCAGGAACTCGGCATGCCCGAGGACGGCCCGCAGGTCACCGAGGACGTCGACGAGGACGGCAACCAGCCCGAGCCCGCCGGCGTGCCTGAGGAGATCGAGTACGAATGCGCGCCGGTCGACTACGTCCACTGGAAGGACTTCGGCCACAGCAGCGCCAGGACATGGGAAGAGGTCACGCAGGTATGGCGCTGGGTCTACATGACCCGCGAGGCGCTGATCGAGCGTTTCGGTGAGGAGATGGGCCGCAGGATTCCGCTCGACAGCGGTCCCGACAACCTTGACGGCCCCAACAAGCAGCGCGAGGGCACGCGCGCGAAGATCTGCGAGCTGTGGGACCGGGAGACGCAGAAGGTCTACTGGATCAACAAGGGCATGGCGCAGTTCGTCGACGAGCGCGATGACCCGCTGCGGCTGGAGAACTTCTTCCCCTGCCCGCGGCCGCTCTACGCCACGACGACGTCCGACACCCTCGTCCCGGTTCCCGACTTCCTGCTCTATCAGGACCAGGCCAACGAGCTGGACATCCTGTCCGATCGCATCGACGGGCTGGTCAAGGCGCTGCGCATGCGCGGCGTCTACGATGCCTCGCAGCCGGCCCTTCAGCGCCTCCTGACCGAGGGCGACAACAACACGCTGATCCCGGTCGACAAGTGGATGGCGTTCGGGGAGAAGGGCGGCCTCAAGGGCAGCATCGACCTCCTGCCGCTCGACACGCTCGCCCAGTGCCTGCTGCAGTGCTACAACGCGCGTGAGCAGATCAAGGCGCAGATCTACGAGATCACCGGCATTTCGGACATCATCCGAGGCCAGACCGCGGCGTCCGAGACCGCGACCGCCCAGCAGATCAAGGGCCAGTACGCAGGCCTGCGACTGCGCTCGATGCAGGAGGAAGTCGCCCTCTTTGCCTCGGAGCTGATCCGCCTCAAGGCGCAGATCATCTGTCAGCTCTTCCAGCCGCAGACAATCCTGCAGTACGCCGCCGCGCAGCAGATGTCGCCGGCCGACCAGCAGCTGATCCCCCAGGCGCTACAGCTGCTGGCCGACAAGCCGCTGCGGAACTTCCGCATCGAGGTCGCGTCCGACAGCCTCGTGCAAATCGATGAGGCGCAGAACAAGCAGGATCGGCTGGAGTTCGTGCAGGCCTATGGCGGCTTCCTCGAGAAGGCGCTGCCGGTCGTGCAGCAAGTGCCGCAGGCCGC